TTAGTGAAAACTACACCTGGATCTAATTGATAATCGGTTCTAGTTTTCGTTGGTTCAACCACATAGTAATCGTTAGCGTTTACTCCATAACCTAATCTACTACCAACAAACCCTTGAAGTTTCATCGTATTGGGTTGTGCAACTAGTTGATCAAGTGTTGCTGCTAAGAATTGAGCATTGGTTGGTGTTTGAAATATCTCAGGTAGAAATTCTATGGTGCGGATATGAGTCATATTATTACTTATGCTATTTGTAATTGTGCTGGTGTGAGGGCTGCAATAACTACTACATCGTTAGATGTAGCGGCATTAACAAATATTTCATATGGGGCGGATTTAATCTCATACAAATCTCCAAAACGCATAGTTGGATCATTTGGAACCAATACTGCTGAATTAATCAAATCACCTACTTCACTATGCAAATAGGCACTTAATTCAGAAAAATAAAAGGTATCACCAAAATTCCAAAGGTTAATGTTAAAATAATTATTCATCGCTGTAAGAACAGCACTGCGGATCTCACTATCACTAGCATTAGTATTAGCTGCCTTAATAACTTTAATAGTTGCTCTTAAAGCTGGTGCAGCCTTTGGTCCAAATAATGGTTTAAAATAAACACTATTCAGTATAACACTATCACTAAGCATCTTATAATCATTTACTTTACTATAAGCTTCTGCTAATTCACCAGTAGTTGGACGATTTGGCTCAGGTACAGTATTTGTAATATCTTGTATATAATTTTGATAATTTGTATAATATCCTTGTGTAACCAAATACAAATCAATAATATTCGTAGTAGCTGGGTCAATCCTAGTAGTATTATTACTATTATGACGATATTGGAATTGTAAACCTTGTCTACCTGGTCTCATCAAATATTGTGGCTGCTCTACTAAAGTATAAAATGGTGTCGTTACAGTAATATTTTGTACTGATTTATAGAATGTATCTTGCGAATAAGCATAAAATAATTGTCCAACTGGATAATCATATTTTACCACTTCAATATTTTCTTTAGTAGAATATACACTAACTGAACTAGTAGATATAAGCTGATATCTGGAAAGATTTATCGCATCTTGAACTAATTCAAAAAATGCATAGATGCCAGTATTTGCTGCACCATATACATATCCTGTTACCGTATTGAAAAAATCAGGATTATTGATTATCGTTCTGTTATTAACATCTGTAGCCGATATCTCAACTTCAAAATCATTTACATATCCATCACTTTCAACTGTTTGCCCAACAATATTAGTTTGTACAGGTGCAGCTAGGGGATTGTTATTAGTAGGTTGAGTATTAGTTGCTAAAATCTTAATGAAATCTTGGATCAGTTTTCCTGAAAATGGATCATAGATTAGTTTATCTCTTTCAAATGAAAATCTTGTATCAGCTACACTACCAAAATAATAAATCACTGATTTATAAGTAACTGAATATATGTTATTCCCTTGACTTTCAAATTTAACAAAATAATTTGTAGCGTTAACAGTGCCTATACTCCATCTATCTTCTGCGATAGTAAGTGAATTATTAAAAATCAAAGTAAAGCTTTGATTTAACTCTATCAAAGTCACACATTGTTGTATAATCACATCTGAAAATGTATTATCAAATGAAGGAATAACCGTTGTTAATATAGCACCAGTTGGTACATAGCTACTTAAAGTAACAGGACCAGTACCATTTGAAAAAGAACCTGCACCATTATTATAACCATCACCAACTACATTACTAACAGATATCCAAATTGATGTGATATTAGATGGACCAGGCAATCCAGCAACTAATCTATTATTACTATCAAAGTAATAACCACTTGGAGCATTGAAATTCAACAAAGCACCACTAGTCACATATTTCATGTTATTTGTAGAAAATGTTCCTGTTGGTATAGAAACATTTGAGCTATTGATAATATTATAAAAATATCCTGTAATAGAATTAGCATCAACTGTATCAGTATTCCAATATACTATACCATCACCTGATGCTACATTGATTGAATATCTTGGATATGTTTCCAAATAATATTGTAAAGCTCTATTCAAGCCTAATACAGAAGATAGATTATCAGTTAAGAATGAGATAATATTTCCTGTATTATTAACAGTCAATGACAATGAACCATCATCATCGTCTAGGTATACAGCACCATCACTAGCAAATGAATTTAAACTAGAATATTTTCCAGTTGGATCAAGCAAGTCTAAGTTTTTAGATACACCAATCGAAGTTCTGTTGATTGCTTTACTTTTTATGATTGAACTATAAAGGGTATATGGGAAGTTATTATAATCTTCACCGTTGACCATACGGTTTTGTGTATAGTATCTAGATGGCGCTCTTTGTTTGATTTGTGCCAATGATTCTCTAGATTGAGCATTAGAGACTGGCAGTTGTAGTGCTAGAGATACGCTTAGAGTTTCTATTTTGTTTACTCTACTTACATAAGAAAATGAAACCTGAATGCCTTGCATCTCATTAGGATCAATGGTATAAGTCAATCCATTACTTGAGCGGACATATGCTCTAAATGTTCCAACTGGGATTTTTGAGAATACACCATCACCAAATACATAACTAACCTGATCATTAAATCTGCTAGTTACAGAGAATATTTGTCTTAAGCTAGATTCGGTTTGTAGATATGCATCAGCATAGATGTTTTCAACTTGTTTCCATAAAACTCTATCACCATTTGCTAGATTAAGAGCATATAACCAAGTATCTGTATTATTAATACCTTGGATATTAATATCTACCACTTGGTTAGAGATTTCTTGTTGTAAGTTGAAGTCGTAGTTTTGCAGAGTACCTTGTTTGAAATAAAAGAAATATCCTGTGCTAGGGCTACCATAGCCTAGTTTATCGTTACGATAAAGCATATTAAATCTGCTATCAGGTGCAGGTGGAATCTCATACATATAATCTTCATCTAAACTAGTAACACTGACTAATTCAAATGGCATAGTGATTCCATCTACGGTGGATGTGAAAGGTACTATTGGTAAACTAGCTTGGGGAATATTGATAGTATATTCGTTAGTTGTTACACCTAGTAGATCGGCAGAATTTCCTGGTCTACCAACTCTTTGAGTATTGACTAGAGTAGCGTTGACGATAGTATTAAATTGTTCTAACCAATTTGGGTTAGCAGGGTCATTCCAAAGTATAGGTATATTGCTTAAGTTAATACCATTGATATCGTTGATACTTTGAGTAGTTTGTATGCTTAGTACTTTTAAGTATCCTTCGGAGGTAAGATTTCGTTTAGGTGTATAGCTTACTAGATTAGCTAATTTTACAACTGAATCTCTTCTTTCAGCAGTATCAATAAAATTTTCTCTAGTATTTAAGTCGTTTCTAAATGCTAGACCTTGGCCCATGAAAGCCATAACATCTAGCAATGCTATGAATTCAGAACTTTCTACATAGTCGTTAAAGGTTTCAGGGTAGTATGAGCGTAGATAGTCAATAAAACTTTTACGAAGAGTTTCGTAGTCGTAGCTACGGAAGTCTGCTTCTCTAAATGTTTGGTAGATAGCCTTCCAATCATTTACCCCAAAAAGTGCTGATTGCCTTGAACTGGTTGCCATAAGTTTTCTCTTTTAAGTATTTATCATACTTGAAAACCAATGTTTTTAAGAATTTTATTGTAAGATAGCTCTACTTGTATTAGCGTCAAAGAATACGCTTAGTTGTAATGCGTTATTGAAAGGTGCGATAGCCATTTCTACTTCAAGTAGAATACCATTTTCTTGGGGAAATGCCTTTACAGAATTTAGATCAATTCTAGGATCTAGTGATGCTACCCTTCTGATTTCTGATTCTAGTTGTTGTTGTACATCAAGTGTATTGGGTTCGAACACGAATGACCAAAGTGTAGTGCCATATCCCGGTTGACCAACTTTTGTACCTTGTTGGATATTAAGTGCGTTTAGTAAATCTCTGATCACTAATTGTTGATCAACCAAACGATATTTTTTACCGATATAGATTGGTTGAAGTATACCACCTACGCCTCCATCTACCCCAGGATTATCATTGGTAGTTGGAAGTCGTAATGCGTTAGCTGTAGAGAATCCGATATATGATGGCATTAAATATTTATCTCAATAAGTTTAACCTGTTTTCAAATCTTTTTTAATTTGTACTATTTCTTTGTAATTTGCTACTAAATAGTCTCTACGAGTTTTTCTTGCTGCATCTTCAGCCTTTTTTAATCTTGCTAATTCTGGGCTACCTTTAGGTAGTGTTTTTTCAGCTTCGTCATAAGCACGGATAGCCTCACCATATGCTTGATAATTTTTCCATATTTGAGCTTCAAATTCTGCTAATCTTTCTTTTAATTTTACCAAGTCTTTAACTTTTTCTGCTTGTGCCTGTTGAGCAGTTTTTGCAGATTCGCTAGGACCATCAAAGTTTGGTGCAGGAACCCCTTGTGGTAATACTGAAGCTATTTGAGCATTTACCTCTGATCTATCAGAAGTGTTTAGTCCCACAGCAGGTAATCCAATTGGCACTGCCGAACCTGAGTTAAGTGATGACAGAGTTGCATTTAGTTGAGAAGCTGCCGCTGC